TGGCCGCTGCATTTGCTGCCGCTGCGGTTCCAGCAGGGTCTGCGGCTGCTGCATTTGCCGCCGCCGATGCGTCTGCGGCTGCGTTTGCTACGTCACCCATTGTTAATTGGCGAACACGAGATTTGCAACACCGTTCACGATGCGCAGGTAATTGATGGCCTCAACGTAGACACCGACTGAATACGTGTAGGAAAAGATGATATTGCCGTTCGCAACTGTTTTTACAACAGACAACAGGTTCTCCTGTGGATACAGGTATGTTCCGTCGGGATTCTTAGCCTGGGGGCTCGAAATCTCAACCGGTTTCTGACTAAAGGCCGTAGACTTCAGGATACACACAACTGAGGTGCTCGTTGCAGCGGTAGCAGAGGGCAGGGGCTGCTGCAGAGAGATACGCAGAACAACCTTGTTCACCATACTCGCGTTTAGGGCTCCACTTGGTTGGTAGTGGTCATTGTCGAGCGCAAACGAGTACATGTAGATACCTGGCAACGCGGATGGCTGTTCACCCTTCGTGTGCCTGTACTGCTGCAGAAGCGAGAAGTACTGCGTAGGTTTCGTTGCGAAGCGTTGGTTTCCATCCAGCAATAGAACTCCGTCGGTGATGACATCTCGCGGCGAAACGGACGACAGCTGGTACTGTCCGGACGAATACAGGAGATCACCGGTGTTGGCAGTGTTCGCCGAAAAGGGCGCACGGTTCGGAGATGCCCAGTTTGTGTAGTTGTCCCAGTCATTGGTCAGAAGCTTGTCTGAACGCTGTGCTGCGAACACCACACGTGTGACCATATTGAACATGGGCACCTCGATATCCGAGTTAGCGCCATATTGTCCCTCCGTTACCTTGTACGAGACCTGCTTCACGAGGAATGTCTGGTCTGCACCTGCAAGTTGGTTCATCTCCATGTCTGTCAGGTAAATGAAGTTGCCTTCCAAGTACGGGTTCGCATAGAATGTGGTCACAGCCGGAGTGGATGAGATTCCCGCTGTTGTGGGAGCCGTCAAGAACAGCCCGATCGGCGTCGTGGGCTGAATGCGCTGACCATACGTAGGGTTCGTCGATCCTGTGACGGATGCCGTCACTTGAATCTGATCAGCTGTGGCTACGGTGATCGATGAGGTGATTGTAAATGTGGTAGTCGAAGGGACACTTCCAACAGTATATGTACTGTTCAATTGTCCCGCTGATCCCGAGAGGCCCTGCAGGGTGACGCTTCCACCCACATTCAGTCCGTGCGGGGCGGATGTTGTGAATGTGATCGCGGATCCCGACGACACAACCAGGGTAACTGGGTTTGTTGCCAGTGCGGGGTTGACGTCAATTACCGTGTACAGCTGATTCAACGGGCGGAGCGTGACATTGATATAGGCTTCCGAGTTCTGGAGCGACACCAACGGAAGGACCATTCCTGGGTTCTCGCAGAACCAGAAGTGAAGAGGAATCACAAGTTGACGACTGCGAATGGACGGCTCAGGTGTGACGGTAAAGGGCATGGTAGCCGGAAGATTCGCCGGAGTCACCGCATGGGGGTACTGGTTTGTGCGGTCATATGCATTCGCTGGGTCGTAGATCTCGGGGACGTTTCCTACCATCTGGTTCACAACCCTGCGCTTCGCCACATCGTGGGTGAAGTACGAGTACATCTTCAACCACTCTCCAGTGAGACGCTGAATCGTCACGTTGTTCAGAACAATATCAACATGGTCAATCAGATTGTATCCAATGTTCTTGATCCACTGGAACTCATAGCCCATGGCTGTGCAGTATGGATCATACCCAGCCGGTGGCACCGTGACCTGGACCATCGGTGACCAAATGTCGGGCAGCGTGATCATCAAATACGTGTCATTCAGCAGCTGAGCGTACCGGTCAATGCGGCAGCTGAGCGTCCGTGTCTGATTTACGCTAAAGTCGAGGTTGGACGACGTAAAGTCCATACGAATGGACTCCATGGCAAAGTTCGTATACCTGCGATAGACAGCCCTGAAATGGGTCATCGACGGATTCCCATTTAAGAGTTGGTTTTGGGCGCCGACCTGGGTCAACTGAATGAGGCCACCCGGCATTTGTATTAACGCACATTCATTGTTTAGATTAAAGAACCGGGGAGTGTTGAGGTTCCAACTGTTCCGGTTGTTGCACAGTTGACGCAATCGCTGACGTTCGGCCGAGTAGCCTGACTATACGTCGTCAGCTGTGCACCAATACCAGAGTACCTGCCGTTGGACAGTGTTCCTGCGCTGTACACGCCACCCGGTACGGCACCCGCAGCCAGACTGACGGTCTGGGGGTACGGCACCTTGTTGTATTGTGTGGCCTTGTTGGCCAGAACAGAGAGATAGGTGAAATTATACTTGCGCTGAGCAGGAGGAGGCGTGGCCGCGAATGTAGACGCAATAATGCGCCGCTTCTGGGCCGTCAAGTAATCTTGGGCAGAGTTCACCTGCATTCTATTTATACAGACCGGAGAGAATACACACAATGCGCTTTGTTCTCATTAGCACTCACGTTGATCAGACCACCGGCTACTCGAAGGTCGTCTCCAATCTTTTGGCCCAGGCCGCGACACTTGCTCCGAAGGTGAAGACGTTTCACTTTGGGTTCCAGCGTCACCCCGAGAAGAAGAACATTCGCAAGGTCCCCGAGGGTGTTGTGGCCTACGATGCCGCTGCCAACGAGGACCCAAAGGAGGAAGGCTTCGGGTTCAACAAGATTCACGAGTATCTGGAGATGGTCGGACCGGACGTGGTGATGATCTACAATGACCCTATGATCATTGCACGGTTCATCAACTCCATGAAGTACAAGAAGGGCGAGACTCCGTATAAGCTGTGGCTCTATGTGGATCAGGTGTACAAGGGTATCAATCCCCAGATGATGGACGAGCTGAACAAGGCGGCGGACAAGGTCTACTGTTTCACGGATTCGTGGGCACAGGTCTACACGGAGTATGGCCGGGACATTCCTCTTCCGAAGGTGATTGAACATGCCGTGGATTCAACGGTCTTCTCGAATATGCCCTCGGCTCAGCGTACGGCTCTGCGCAAGAACGTCGGTCTTCCCCCGGAGGCCATTGTGTTCCTGAACGCGAACCGGAACAGTCAGCGGAAGCGTCAGGATCTGACGATCATGGGATTCGTGGAGCTTCTGCGTCGTCACCCAGAGAAGCCGCTGTGGCTGCTCATGGTGACTGCGGTGGATCCTCAGAAGGGTGCCCACTATGACATTCAGCGTATCCTCGCAGACCAGCTGCAACGTGCGGGTCTGGATGTCAATGTGTACGGGAAGCGCATGGCGATTGTCGACACTGCACCACCCAACACGCTAAACGATGAGGGTATCAATCAGATTTACAACATGTGCGATATCGGGATCAACACGTCAGAGGGCGAGGGCTTCGGGCTCTGTCAGCTCGAGCATCTGTATACAGGTGCCCCACAGGTTGTCACGGATGTTGGCTCATACCGCTCCTTCCTGCCAACGACGGTGGCAACATACGTGCGTCCGGGTCCACTGGTCTACCAGGGTGCCGGTATGCCTCTGGGCCTGTCGGCCCCGTCCTTCAATCCCGATGATGTTGCGACTGCAATGGAGACGACGGTTGAGAAGTATGTTTCGATGCAGTCGGCTGCTCGGGAGATGAAGTTCAAGACTTGGAGCGACGTGTGCGGTGTTTGGCTTGCCGACTTGCGTGCCGCTTCTTAACGCGGCGGGACTTGCGACGACCTCCCTTGGAGGCCAGAGTATCTGCGAGATTATCTAAGTCTGCGACGGTAATGCGTACTTTGAAAGGACGACCTGCTTCCTTCCCTGGCTCAAGAACATAGTAAGTACCTTTGTTGGGACCGCTTGGGAGTTTGCCTAGTTTCCCAGTTGCGGGGAGTCCGTCATCCATAATCCTAGCGGGAACCGTTACAGTTTGTCTCAGATAAGCATTCAGCTTCGAACTCGTGGGGTTTGGCATTTGTCTATTGCAGCCAATATTTAATCTGCGTCTCGGAGATCTTGGTGCCGATACGTAACAGCCGCTGATTGTCCTCAAAGGCTTGACCGTCAAAAATCTCCTTGGAGTCCGGATCCATGAAGTACACAATGTCCTTGATTTTCAGCTTTTGCAACCGCCGCTTCTTCCGCGTCATGTTGCGCAGATAGGTCTCGTCTAGGTCATCGGACTTGATGTTCGGCTTGAAGGCCAGATCCTCACCCGTTGCCGTCGTGTCGAACCGCATACACGAGATCTGCGGCTTCTCGCGAGAGTGGAGTTTGCGATGGATCTCACAGTCCACTGCCGACTGCTTCAGGAGCACAGAGATTCGCTGGTTGACCTTGTCCTTTTCATACACCTTCTCATACAGGTACTCATCTGTGGACATGAACGTCTCCACAGCTGGTTCACCTTCGTATCGCTTCATCTCCAGGTCTGCCTTGCGGACAGCTACGACGTTCGGGCCTTCAGCTGACTTGGACTGTGCAGGGGAAATGACTGACAGGTAGAAGCTGACACGAACCGTGCGTTGATCCATGGGCAGCGTGGCGTGAGAGCAGATACGGATCGCACGACCAATGACCTGATCGTGACGCGCAGGAGTCCAATGCGGCTCCATGATGTGGACGTGGCGCACATTGGCCAACGTGATACCCTCCGCGCCAGAGGATGTGGCCATCAGCATACACAAGAGCTTCTTTCCCCGCTTCTCGATACTGGTCTTCAGACTGGGTGGGAAGTTGGATTCGTATCGCGCGTTGATGATCTGGCGCATCATCTCGCGGTCTTCCTCCTTCTCTTCACCGGAGAAGAAGGCATAGGCCGGTTTGTCCGCCATTTCGTCTTCCTGCCACTGTCCGTTCTTGTTGGTGATCTTGTACCGCTGCCATCCGTTCGCATCGAGAATGGCTGCAAATACGCCCAATCCTTCTAACTGACGGTACTGCGAATACACGAACTGGTTCGGCCATTCATTACCACCAGCCTTCCGTGTTTCCTCGATATTGGTCAGCATCTTCAACAGCTTGGGACTGTAGGCTTCCAATGCCTTGACTGAGAGGTATTTCGCCGGTTGCGCCTTCAGGGCTGCCAGAATCTCCGGCTTGTCCGGTACGTCGGTCTCCTTCACCACGTCCTTGTACTCCTTCTCCACCTTCTTGGTGATGGCCTTGAGTTCGGGCGGGACTGCAAAGTTACACGCCAACCTGGAGATGACGCGGTACGATCCACCGTCGTCGTTCATGCTCAGAGCCTTCTTCGCATCTGCCTTGATCTCCTGGAAGCGGACATCCAGATACTGCGCAAACTGCTCGGAACTCATGTTCACCTTTTCCAACATCTTCTCGTCGTCCACTCGCTTGGGAATGAGGCGCTCATCGGCGCCCTTGAAGTATGACACCAAACCTTGAATGCGCTTGGCAAACAGCAGGGGGTTCTTGATGTTCAAACCATCCAGGAACATGTTCGCAAACTCCTCGAACTTGGTGGGCAGACACTCCAGGTCCTCGGATGTAACGCGGTCGACTGCGATTTCAGCACCCACGTCCGCCTGGAACTTCTTCTCCCATGACTTGACCCAGTCCATGCCAACAGGAATGAACGGAACGTCCTTCTTGTACTGCACTGCAATTCGGTCACCGGCCTCATTGTAGACAGACCGGAAGTGCGGAGGGTTGCGGGTCAGCATTGCATACTTCTTCACTGCATTGAACTCGATGGTGTCCACGTCGGGAATGGCCTTGAAGGCAGTCTTCATCTTTTCCTCGTCCCAACTGGTCGACTTTCCAAATGGGATGGTGATGCGCTCAATGGGCCCACGCAACAGGTTCATCAGGTAGGCGATCTCGTTAGGGCGGTTGATCACTGGCGTACCGGACAGTCCGACGATCTTGCAGTTGGTGGCATGGTACACTGCATCGTACAGGCGCCTGGCGATATCCGAGGAGTTCACGATACGCGAGATCAAGTTGTGGACTTCATCGATGATCACCACGCAATCGTTGAACGGACTGGGCAGCGGCTCGGCTCCCTCTGCGGCCTTTGGGACAAACGTGTCGATGTTCTTGGAATTCAGACCGTTGTAGTTGATGAACTTGAAACGCTGGGCAATGATATCCTCGACCTGTGTGTTGATGATATCTTGCGCAGTCTTGGGCAGGTCCTTGTAATTCGGGTTCTCACCTGCCACCGTCACGAAGAACTTTCCTGTGCGGTCAATGAATCCATCGGAAATGCCCAGCGACTTGGCTTCGGCTCGAGACTGGTCGTTCAGCGCCTTCTCGCGCCAATGCTGTTCCAGCACGTAGACAGGTGCGCCGCATTTGCGCAGCTCGGACTTGTAATTCTCACGCAGAGACGCCGGAGTCAACACCCATATCGTTTTGGTATCCATGAGGCTCTGGCCCACTGCGATGGACGTGCACGTCTTGCCGGAGCCGAGACCGTGATACAAAAGAATGCCACGATACGGTGTCTCGATGAGCAGGTAGTCGCGGATCAGCTTCTGGTACGGAAACAGTTCTCGCGAGGTGGACTGCTTGGTACAGAGGTCAACGTCCTTGTCCTCGGCATCCAATGGGTCGCGGTCTTCCTTGCGGTATTTCAGGAAGATGCGGGTGATGTAGTCCGCGAACGCTTTCCGGTTCGGGAGAACGAAGGACATTGTTTTTACCTGGTATTTGATAATGGAGCCGCTGACCCGGAAAAACCATCGCATCTGGATGGTGTCCATCTATCTGTTTCTGATGGCGGCCTTCCTGTACATAAAGCCGACCGTCGCCTTTGGGCGTGAAGGTCGGGTTCGTCCGTTCGGAGTGGAAGACAAGGAGTCGACGGTGTTCCCGGTGTGGTGGTGGGTCTTTATTTTAAGTGTCGTGGCCTACTGCATTACGGTGTACCTCGCACGTTTTAGGTTTGCGTAGATACAATGAGCAAGTGTCCATATGCGAACATCATAGGCGCACCTGGGACGGGCTATCTTCGCCAGTGGAGGGTATCTGGAATTCCCATCGCGGATACAATTGTGACTTTCTTTGTTTTTGCTGTCCCATCGGCGTGGTTCTTCAAGGGCAATGTGTGGATTCACTTTGTAATCTGGCTGGTGATCGGCGAGATCTTCCACTACCTCTTCGGTGTTCAGACAGCCGTCATGGATAAGCTTGGGATCACGGCATGTCCCGATGGTTAACTGCTCTCATACGTCTTGACAATGTTCTCCAATACCTCCACCATCTCCTCACGCTGTACATGGTGAGGGCGAATGTATCCACGACACTCTGCGAACGTTTTCCACCCAATCGCTGAAATCTCACGGCGTTGCATGTAGGTCATCTTCTGACCCACATTCACGAGGTCGGGCGAAGTTAACAACGCAACGAAGTAAATGTGTCGGTACCGTATGCCGTTGAGACCCATGAAGGTCTCCTCGAGACGGATATCCTTCAGGATCGTATACGCCTCGCGAGGAACATTGGTCTCCTCGTTGAACTCGCGAATCGCACACTCAATGTCTGTCTCGGTGCGAATACGTCGACCCTTTGGAAACCCCCACTCGGGCTCCTTGTAGGGGGACAGGTTGTTCCGCATCATTCCCTCTCGATCGACTCGGGCGAATCGGTCTTTTGAGTACGTGTACTCTGGGGACGAATGATCGTCTCCCCACAATTGGCGCCACAAGGTGTCGAATGACTCACAGACAATCGCCGTCTGTTCCTGCAACGTCATATTCGCGAACAAGAGACTGACGTACTCCGTGTTGGTTGGGTCGTACTTCCCCCGCATGAACTCCGCAAAGCTCATACTGTCTTTTCGGCGAATCATCAAGAGCTGTACATCGTCCGGGTTTACAGGAACCTTCGATCGGTTCACGAGGACCAATCCACAGGACAGCACGGGCTCAGCACATGCCTTGAACACGTGCCCCTTTTCACCACAGTTGTTACAAAACATTGAGACCGCTGGTCGTAGTGGTTGTGAAGTTCGTTTTTCCATTACTACTTGAATACCTTTCCTTTGTAAACATAAAGATGGGAGCATCTGCATCCGGTCCGCCACGGCCTATGATAGTTGTACCCCAATCGTCCGCCCCAAAGTCATCCTTTCTTCCAATCGTGGGAACGATCATCGCACTGGGTCTGTTGATGGCGGTTCTTTACACAGCTTCGAAGACAGTTGGAAGCGGCGCATCGCTGTCGACCAATCTGGTTTCCACTGAAGTCGACGGAAAGATCGGGTCAACGGTCGCATCGAGCGTTTCAGGATCCAATACGAGCCTTCAGTTTTGGATGTATATCAAAGACTGGGACTACAAGCACGGAGAGACAAAGAAGGTGATCGCACAGACCAGCTCAACGAATCCAGGAGTCAGCGTCCCGGCCGTGACACTTCACCCAACGGACAATGCGCTCGATATCAGCGTACATGTATACCCCGGAGACGACGCGAGTCTACAGACCTCGGACAATGGCTCGGGCGCAACCTACACGGTGACCCTGGAGAACGTTCCACTGCAGTCTTGGTTCGCAGTGTCGATCTCGATCCACGGACGTAACATCGATGTCTACCTGAACGGGCACCTTATCATCTCTTCGCTCTTACCCGGTATCCCCATGCCTGCCAGTGGAAACATTGTCATTGGCGGCGGCGGTGGATTCTCGGGCTCGATCTGTTCGGTCAGGACGGGCTCCAACCCACTCCAACCTGCAGATGCGATGGGCTTCTTCTCGTCGGGCACGGAATGCTCGGGGTCCGGTGCGGCTTCGTCGAAGTCCGAACTGAACAACCTGAATCTCTTTGGGTACACCTTTGTCTTCGGCGTAACGGACAGTTCCGGAAAGAAGGTGACCGGACTTGATAGCTCGGATGTATCGAAGTTCTTCTCTTCTTCGTGATAGTAATGCGTATTCTCCTCAAGTGTCCAAGCCGTTCGAGGCCACAACAATTGCTGACCACTCTGCGTCGATATGCATCGATGGCTGCGCGTCTCGATCTGATGGGGATCGCCGTTTCATGTGACGTCGACGACACAACAATGACTGGAAGTGATGTTCAACAACAGCTCTTCCAGGTTATGAACCAATTCGCTTGGAATGGACTGTACTACAGCGCGAACACTTCGAAGATCGAAGCCTGTAATGCAGACGTTGAAAAGGTGGACTATCCATGGGACATTATCGTCCTGGTCTCGGACGATATGATTCCCGAGGTTCGCGGATACGATGAATTCATTCGCAGGGCTGCAACGCCCGATCTCGACTGCATTCTCTGGTTTAACGACGGGTTCCAGGGCGACAAGCTGAACACGCTGTCCATCTACGGACGCGCAATGTACACCCGATTTGGATCCCTCTACTGCCCGGAGTACAAGAGTCTGTTCTGCGACACGGAATTGACGGATCTGTGCAAGGGGCCACTGAAGGAGAAAACGGTCTACAATCCCATCTGCATTATCCGCCACCGTCACCCTCTACTGGGTCACGCAGTTGCATTCGACGCTCTGTATGTCCGGAACCAAAAGTTCTACGAGGCAGACCTGCGGACCTACATCTCGCGTAAGCAGTATGCATGTGACCTGTCTGTCTTGATCCCGACACTGGTTGAGCGAAGGGACACGTGCACCCGACTGAAGGAGGCTATTCGTGAAAAGTTTGCACGGCTCTGTCCTGGGTTGCGCCTGGAGATCAACGAGGATGTTGACAACCGCGAGAAGAGCGTGGGACTGAAGCGGAAACATCTTGTTGAGACCGCAAACGGAAAGTACTCTGCGTTCATCGACGACGACGACGAGGTAACGGATGCATATTTCGAGGACTTCTTCACGTGCTTCCAGACGGCCCAGGATGTCATGCGGATTCGTGGCCAAATGGGTCCACACACGTTCACGCACAGCACGGAGTTTCCCCTCAGTGGCAAGATGTACGTGGGTGGCGTGTTCGTTCGTCCACCTAACCACCTGAACCCGATGCTAAATGATATTGCCCGTCTTGTGTCGTTTGAAGATGCAACGCGGGGGGAGGATTTGAAATGGTCGATTGGACTAGCTAGAACCGGTCTCCTCAAGAACGAGACTCGCAGCGAACCTGGGCGGATTCATTATATCTACAACCTGGGTGGACGCCATGTCGATCCTCGTACAATCGAGTATCAAGCTACGCATTCGTACGAAGAGACCTTGCCGCTTCTGTACATGGCTGCGAGACCACGGCCACCAACTGTTCAGGCACCGAAGCGCCCTATTCTGCGTCTCACCGCTAGAGGGTTTGTTTCTAAGTAATGAACAATGGATGGTCTAACAGTTGGAGTCGGAATCGGCGTTCTTCTTATACTCGCGTTCTGGTTCTTCGCAAAGCCCGGAGACCCGTCTGCTGTAAAGATCCAGACAGCCACACAAAGTGGAACCGTTCCGCTGACGTCACAGGTATCTCTTCCGAGGTCGAACAACCAGGAAGGAGGTGCAGTGTTTTCGTTCGAAGGCTGGTTGTCTATTAACGATTTCACAACTGTTGGATATGGTCAACAGCGTATGGTCTTCTCTCGAGAGGACTGTCCCGGACTTTACATTGACAGCACGTCCAACGCCTTACTTGTCAAGGTGGCAACCTACGGCGCAACCGAGTCGGTTCTGATCTCGAACATTCCTGCCAAGATGTGGATTCACTTTGCGATTGTAGTCTCGCAGTATGCAGTGGATATTTACATCAACGGTATCCTGCGTCAGCACCATACGCTCAATCAGCTTCCGAAGCAGGTCGACGCGCCGGTTCAACTTGCAGGTTCAGGGTTCGATGGCCAGATTGGTGGTTTGACCTATTATTCTCGTATACTGACAGCCACGGAGATCGGTCTCCATGCCGCAGCGGCCCCTCCTGCGTCCTTGATCACAGCACCCCCATCAGGAGCCTACCTCGACATCACCTGGTTCACGGGACGATAAAATATGACAGCTAAGTAAATGAGTTCCGGTGGTCAGAACGGTTCAACGGTCGCAGGGCTCCAAGGAATGCGCATCCGCGATGCGTCTGATGTTGTCACACAGAACAGGCTGAAGCTGATGTTCACGACGAACAATCCGGAAAACTCAAGGTACACCGGTGTGAACGCCTATCGTTCGAAGGGCCTTCAAAACGGCTATAACTTCCTTCTCCAGGTGCAGCAGGGGCTCCGTGAGTTTAACGGTGGAAACAACGTTCCGGGTAGCAGCAACGTTGGCATGGGGAACGGAATCGCATGGACATCGCCGAACATCTCCAACGGTGTAGTGAACCAGTCTCTCCCGATCACAACGATCCCACCGCAGTACCCGACCCCAGCACTCTCGGCGGTTACGATCAATATCTCGAATACGATTCCGATCAAGCCTTAAGCCTAGCCTTGCGGGTCTTCTTGAGCAACTCGCGAGTCTTTGCACGTTCTGTCTTGTTTGCTGTGGGATTGTACGTGAAGAAATACTGCACGAAATCAGGGGATGTCTTATCCTTCTTAGCCTTCTCATATAACTCTACGCGCTCACGACGCAGGTCCAACAGCTCTTTCTGTTTGCCTAGACAGGTCTTTGGGGTTACGAGCGCGTACCTGCGCTGGGGCTTGTCGTCTGCCAATTCCACCAATCGCTGTGCCACGCAGATAAGCCGTGACACATCGTCATTGGACTCACCTGAATACATCATCGCCATGAAGAACGTGAGCAGGGTCGGAATGCTCCCGATCCGTATCCCGTCGCCTGTCATGTGGTAGCTGTGACATGCCTGGGTCTCGTAGAATGTATACAGAATCTCACCATCGGAGCCCAGTGTATCCGTCCGTGCAGGAAGAATCTCTGTTGCCTCATACTGTTCGGTCTTGTGTCCCTTTGTCAGCTTGTCAATGGTCTCCTTCTCGGCCAGAAGTGTGACTGGAGTGTACCATACCGCCTTCTTCTCGTGGCGAGACACGGCGGAGAATCCTAGGAGCACAACGGGGTTCTTCTTGAGCATGGCGATCGTCTCCTTCTTGTGTTTCTCATCCAACTGATCAACTTCGGATGGAACTTTCTTGCATACGATCGGGTACTGCTTGTTCAGCAGGGACAACCGGGTATACACCTTCTCCCATCGCGATACGTCACCCTCAGGGCGCGACAGTTCCAAGTACATGGACATGCGGAGAAAGTCCGGAGGCACGTAGTGGATCCCATTCCGTGTGATCTTCTCGTTCCACAGATGACTAAAGATCGTCGGGACAATGAATGTCAAGTCGGCGACGCCGTGGTAATCGGCAAACACCTTGTAGGTACCAAGGTGAACACCGGGTTTGACTTCGACACTCTCAATACCCGCCGCCGCCAGTTGATTGGCCAACTCCATTCCATGTTCCTGCGGTGTTTCGCTGAAGAAGTCGTAATCTGGAACTTCGTCTGGCCCGTAGAATTGATCGGCCTTCGGGAGGAGGTTGTTGATAGCCGTTCCACCGTAACACATGACACGGTTAGACTTGAGGAAGGCTTCAACGATGCGTGTACTTGCCAGTACGGATGGCAGTTTGGCATCCCGAGCAGCCAACATCTGAAGCTGCTCGTCAGCAATAGCCTTGATGCTCTCAAGTTCACTCATTACTCTAAGCCCCCAAAAAACGAATGTGTTTTGTTTTTTTCCTTGTGAGGCAGCAAGATGCC